GTCTCTACTAAGTCTGCTAGGCCAGTCCGTACGGGTATAAATCCTAGTCTCATCAGTTTACAGCAAATACTATTTTTTTCTACCTTTTACAGCCATTTTTCTAGCAACAGGCTTCTTTGCTGCAGCCTTCTTAACTACAGGTTTCTTTGCTGCAGCCTTCTTTGCTGCAGCCTTCTTAACTGCCCCACCCTTCTTCATCATTGAAACAGTCGTAGTACCCGTAGGCCTACCGAACGGCCCTCTGGCTGAGGGCTTAGAAAAAGGTAATTGTGGCGATGTAAATTCTGGCCGGGGTGGTGTAACCGGTCCCGAAGGAGTCCTCGGCGGAGTAGGCGGTGCAACAGGAGGAATGGGTTGATTACGTCCTCCCCCTGGCATAGGCATAGGCATCGCTCTTGAAGGAGGCGCAGGCATCTGCCTTGGAGGAGGCGTAGGCTTAATACCAGCCCTGGCCCTTTGGTATTCGTTCTGCTTAGCCCCCATTTTGGCGGCTTGCTCTTGCGCGGCTCGTTGCTGCGCCTGCTCTTTAGCATATCTGCGCTCTGCAATCTGTCCTTTGGCGCTTTTTGAATATGCCAAAGCATCTGCAGAAGTAATCTTTCCATCTCTGTTCTTGTCGTACTTCATGTCTGCCGGAGTTTTTCCCACGGCCATGCTAAGAACGTCTCTTGCAGTTACTACAGGTCTACGTGCCATTTTTAGCTCCTATGAAAACGGGCCCGAAGGCCCGTTTTTTCACAACATTTAGGCTCCAGGGGAACCAAAGATGCCGCGGGGATCGCTGAACCCGAAGCTGTAACGCTCACGAGCCTTGTAGCGAACGTTGCCCGTATCAAAATCACCCTCGAAGGCGGTCTTGATGGCAACACGGTTAAACATCTTCATGCCGTTGGGCGCGTCAGTCTTGATGAAGTACGCATCCGGGTCGGTCAGGAAGTGGTTAACAGTGTAGCCCTGGGGCAGCATGCCACGGTTCTTGATGGCGTTGACATCATTGTCCGCAGTACCAGGACGCAGAGTCGACTTCATCAGACGCTCAGCCACGAACACCAACTCCTTAGGAATGATCAGCTTCATGCCATTGACGGCAATCTTCAGACCACGCTCGTCCGTGAACGCAGAGATATCGATGAGCATTTGCTCAAGCGAGGTCTCGTTCAGGTCAGCAGGAGTGGAAAGCTCGTTACGCAGATCCGGGCCCGACAGGGTCGGGTGGTCGGTAGCGCAAAGAGGTTTGCCGTCACCACCGATTGCGGTAGTAAAGGCGGTGTTGAGGATGGAAGCAGCTTTGATCTGCTTGGTCTGAGCCATAGAACGGGCCAGAGCACGGGTATAACGAGCAGAAAGCTTGTCATACAGGTTGTCTTCAATGGCCTCTTCCGTCAGAGCGAATGCCAGAGCAATCGTCTCGTGGGTGTAACGCGCAGTGTAGACTTCCTGTGCATCATCATACGCAACGCCAGCGCCTTCGGTCTTCACCGGGGCAGTGCCGAAGCCAGACAGCATGACTTCTTCCTCAAAAGCACGGTCCGAGGACTCAATGTCATAAATCTCGGTGTGCTCTTGCTCGTAGTTTTTGTACTCCATACCGAAAAGAGCATTCAACCCAGGCTCAAGCTCTTTTACTAGTTGTGCACGTGAAATTGCCATGATTAAGCTCCTTTAGGCTCAGGTTACGGCTTTAACGCCAGTGCTGCCGTACAAGTGCTCGTTGATCTTGACGACAACAACAGCAAAGTCACCAAGCTCATTCTCAGGAGCATTCCAAAGACCAACGATCTTCAGATTAAGGGCAGCGGTGTCAGCAATGGTGGAAGAATCCAACTCCATGGACGAAAGTCCAGTCGTGGAACTGCCGCCAGTACCAATGACATCAGCGTTTTTACCGATATCGGCCTGCACAATGTCCTCGTCAGCCTGGATAAGGAAAAGCTGATTCGGGTCATCGAGCACATCACACTGGATGGTGCCAGCAGTGATGTTTACGGAGCCGGGATAGAAATTCTTCCAAGTGGGCTTGCCCGTGGAAGGATCAATGTAGTTACAGCCGTTAAACACGCCCAGAGCAGCCGAGTGGGTGCCAGGAGCAAACTTAACAACGTAACCGCCTACGATGGTGACTAGGTCACCTTGGTAAATCGCCCCTGCTTGGTTGTCCTCAATCAGATACCCATACTGCTTCTGGGCACCAGTAGCAGACAAGTTACCAATCGGGCGTAGACCAAAGGGCTTATCGACGTTTGCCATTTGTTTTTCCTCGAATAGATTGCTTTATGGCTCTAGTCAGGAGACTTTGAGCCGCCAAAAGTCACTCTCGACCGACGCTCAGGCTTCTGAATAACCATGGTGTCATGGGCATTCACCTTGAGCATGTCGTTGTCGACAGCTTCAAGCTGGTCACGTGTAACGCCTTGGTAGTAAGCGTTTCTCTCTTCCGCCACCTCTTCTGGGATTTTAGCTAGGAGAAGGCCACCCACACTGATTACACCAGCATGTCGACCATCATCCACAGACGGAACCACGAATTCGGCATGCTCCTCGGCACGAACAAGTTCGTAGCCTTCACGGAGACGCCCTGCAACGTTAGCGCGGTCTTCTTGACCATTCACTTCTGCGCGGATCCATTTGTGCTTATATCCCGGAGGTGCTTCAGGAGTATCCAGACGTGAGGGACGAACCCATGCCCGTTTACGAGCCCCATTTTCACGGGTAGAGGACGCACGAGGTGTGCGATTAACTGTCGTTTGTTCGGTCATGATTATCTCCTTACGTACTTTGCGTACTCTTCAAGCGGTACACCAATTCTTCGAGCCATACTGACCTCACTAGGGGTCAATTTGACCTGTCGGCGTCCAGAGGTTGTCGCGATTCCTCGCGTTGCAGGCGCAACAGATGGGACGTTCGTTCTGCTGACCTGAGGTTTCGAGAACTTATGAGGAAAAGCCTCACGAATTCTTGAATTCAATTCATCATAGTATTCGTCAGAGCTTAAGTCAAACCCTTCTTCCTGTAATTGGCTATGAATAGAGAATGCGGCATTGGTCATAATCTGATCCGTACCAAACCACTCATTCTCTTCTGCCCAAGATTCTGCTTTTGGATCAGGAGGTGCCGGTTGTGCTTGCACCGGTTGTTGCACTGGACGTTGAGCAGCCTGCTGGGCTTGTACCCGCTGCGTGGCTAGCTGCGTCTTGGCATTTTTAAGCTTTTCCTGCTGCAAAACTAGCTGAGAAAGCAGTTTTTGTGCTTCTACAGCCGCTTTTCCATCATTTCTTTCCACAGCATCCTGCAGATTAGCTTCCACAATGGCTAATTGCGACTGGATCCGACCTTCGCTTTCTGCAATATATCCATGGTCAAGGCTACTAGCTCTTTGTTGCACTGCAAGTAACTGCTGCTGAACAGAGTTTGCATAATGTAATGCCGCCTCACGCTGCCTTTCGGCCTCACGAAGCTTGGCAGTCATCTTATCGATGCGCTTTTTGACGTTTTTGCTGTATTCCTCGTGCTCGCCTTTATTTTGTTGAGCAGGAACATTGTCATTCTCATCGGGAATATGGACTTGAGCCTTTACTTCCCCGTCTTCGCCTTCAGAAAACTCGACAATAGCTTCACGGTCTTCTTCCGTGACGTTGTCATCTACTTGTGCCTCGGGATTAGGTACATCTCGAAACAATTCCATCTGATTATCATTAGGTGGCATGGTAATTTCTCCTTAGACCATGTGAACGACGTCTTCGGGGTCAGAGATTTTTGCCAAAACCTCGTCATCATTAAGAATCCGAATCTCGCCGCCCTCAATGTTGATACGGGCACCCGCATAACGGGCGAAAATAATCCAGTCTCCTTTCTTGCACCAAGGACCGGTCGGGAACTTCTCCGTATCGGTGTACGCCAATGGCCCAGTCTCTACAACGTAGCCACAAACGGTTGCTAACTGCTGACGTTCTACAGCCTGCTCAGCAATAACAATTCCACCCTTGGATTTCTTCGGGGGACGAAACGGTAAAACAACGATTCGCCAGCCCGTTGGCTTAGGAATACGGTCCAAAGCACTCTGGTCCATTTTGTTTGGATCAAACTGCTCTTCCTCTTCCAACTTTGCTTCCTGCTCTCTGCTTTCTGCCCACTTCTTCTGCAATGCTGTTAATTCAGCCACGCTTCTCTCCTTTATTGCGCTGATAAACCTCAGCGTATGGTTTAAATATCTTCTTCAGGGTCCTGCATGATCTCGTTGATACGATCCTCAATTGCCTGAAAGGCTTGTACGTTCCCGACAAGCTGCTTGTAATGCTCCATGTCCTTCACAGAACCGTGAAGCATTGCAAGTCCAATCTCCGTCTTGCGCTCCTTGATCTCTCTAAGGAGACGTGCCATAGGATTCATTAGATTTCCTTATGTGATTTTTGTCAAACGATTAGCATCCTTACGTTTCACGTAGAACGGACCGCCTCCAGCCATCTTGCGAGACTTACCAGCTTTGTCCAAAGCGATGGCTACAGCCTGTTTCTGAGCCTTTTTTGCACTTTTTGGTCGAGAAGTGCCCAGTGTTCCGGTCTTTTTGAACGACTTCACCATTTCAGAGATGTTTTCACTGACCACCTTGTTGCTCTTGCCTGTTTTCAGAGGCATATTGCGCCCTTTCCTGTTGGTCTAAACGTGCCCGTGCAATGTCTGCCTTTTCATCGGCAAT